TCATTCAAAATGTTCGGGCGCCAACGCTCTGACATACGCCTGACAGGCCTGCAGGGCAATCAGTCCGCGGTCGCCGGTGTCGGTGATGGCGATAATTCGTTGAGCATGCGCCGGGTCAAGTCGGGCGCGTACGGTTGCATGATCCACGTTGCCGGTGCCGGTGGTGGCTGGCACCCCGCAGCCTTGGGCAGCGTCGCCGGCGTCGATGAGGACTGACAGGCGCAGATCAGCAGTGGCAAGACGATCGCGCAGACGATCCTGATCACGTTGGGCATCACTGAGTGCTCGATAGTGGGTTTGCTCACTGGCCGCGAGACGTTGCTCGAGGGCCAGACGCTTGTCCTGCTCGGCCTGCTGCGCGGTGGCCGCGGCCGAGGTCAGTTGATTGAGGGTGTCGGCGTGCAGCCGCGCCTGCTCGGCCAGTTGCCGCCCGTAGCGCCAGTCCTGAAACTGCCAGGCCAGAGCGGCCGCCACGGCTGCCAGCACCAAAAAGCCGATCACGCGCCAGGAGATGGACATAACACCGCCCTCGCCCGCGCCCAGATGTCGAGACGATCCTGCAGGCCATTCAACCCGCCGTTGATTCGGCGAGTGATGCTGTTGAACTGGTCGCGATCGGCCAGACCGTTCAAGCCGTTCTGTTCCCAGAACCAGGCGGCGGACTCGGCCGCCCATTGCGGTTGCTCCAGCAACTCCGGCAAGGACAGCAAGCGTTCGTCACCGAACAGGCCCAGGCTGCACTGGCGATAGTTGCTGCGACCGGTGATCTGGATCAGCCCGCGACCGCGGTACTTCTGCCCGTCGCCATCGGCCTCGGGCGTGTTGCCCAGGCGCAGCGCCAGCGTGCCGGTGTCGTACTTGCTCAGGTATTGGTTGTTGCCCAGTTCCCGCACGTATTGCAACTGTCCCGACTCGTGACCGATTTGCGCGAGGAACGCAGCGATGCGTTTTGGCGAGTCGATATGGCGGCGAGTCATTGCGTTATTAAGTGCAGAAACAAAAACGCCCGCTTGGCTGCGGGCGTTGGGCATGATGGTTTTAAGGTTGTCTTCTGTTATTTGCATAATGCGTAATCCTCCCTGGATGCTCCGATTGAATCATGGTTGGCGGTTAATGCCTGCCAGCCATTTTTTTGCCAGAGTTTTCACGGAGCTTTCCGGATCAACCTTTTCGAGGGTTTCATCCGGCAGCACTTGGCCGCCGGTTAACAGCCATTGCTGATACTCAAGCCAGTCGCGATTGGTCGGGTCTTGCGGAATAAACGCGCGATCTTCAACGCGCATTACGCCACAGGCGCTCAGTTGATATGCCATAAGTCCTCCCCCCTAGATTTCAGCGTCCGCTGTCCATTCGATCTGCAATCCGTTACCGGGCTGACTGCTCACAGGCGTCACGACGCCGATTGCGAAACTACGCTGTGTCACGCTTTGCACAGTGGTACCCGTACAAGCCACTCCCTGCGAGTAGTTCCAGACCTGACTACTTTCATTTCCTGGGCAATACAGGACAACGGTAGGTTGCACTCTCTTCTGAGCCTGCATGTCTATGACCATACCGTACTGACCGGTATTTCCAGCCGCAGCCTGAGTGAATGTAACGATGCAGGTTCCAACGCCATTGTTTGCACGAATCGGTAAGCGGTTGAGAAAAGACTTCTCGAAGTAACGCTGGCACAGCATTAATTCTTCACCAACAGGTCGGTATTCGAATGGCGTAGAAACGGGTCCCTCTTCCAATTGAACCCGCGCCAGATCCACAGTTTGCAAAACGTTGAGCGGCAGATCAAAAGCCAGCCTCAAGCAATCGTTGGCGCCGAGCATTTTCCCCGCGATCACCGGAACCTGGAGCGTTGCGCTGTACCGAGTCCATGTAGTGCTCAATTGAAAGACATCGGCCACTTTGAAAACGGATTCCGAACCACCGCTGCCGAAGTATTGGCCGATGGTTACTTTCAACGGCCGCGCAGCATCGGACCGCGCCCAGAATGTGACGGTGGCGGTTCTTCCAGCCAGAGTCCTGACTGATTCAATACTCTGGGAAATCTTGTGCTCGGTAGCGCCGACGCCTGCCGTGGTTTGCTGCCAGCGTAAGAAATAGCTCGGCTCGCCCGCAACGTCTGTCTGGCCAGGGGCAAAGTCCTGACGAGAGATGGTCACGGCAGCATTGCCATTCCAGTCGCAACGAAATCGGTCGGCTACATATCCACCGATATTGGGACCTTGGTTGGTCGTTCCGCGCTGCCAGATATCGAAACCGCCATTGATCAGCACATTTCTGCGATAGACCTGCACAGGAAACTGCTGCAACGGATCGGGCTTCGATAATTGCCGGATCGCCTGCGCCAACTGATCGGTCTGCTTTTCATCAGGCTTAAGACCAGCGGCGGTAATCGCGCTGAGAATTTCCTGGGTCACACTGTTGCCCCAACTCGCCGGGATCAACGATCCCGGTGTTCCCGCAATGGCGTCTTCATCGACGAACTTGCCGTCGACCAGGCCTGAGCCGGGGACACTTTTTGGGTAATCCATGGTTATTTATCCTCGGTTGAAAGGCGAACCGCTCAGCCGTTTGCCCGCAGCAAACCTTCAAGCCAGTCGGGCTCGACCGGGCGTGAACGGGCATCCGGAAAGTCTGGGTTGTTAGGCCAATCGCGCAGAGCCTGCCGATAGGCCAGCAGTTGTTTGAACTCTTCACTGCGCAGGGTTGTGCCCTCACCCATCTCCAGTTCTTCGGCATCGCGAAGGACCAGCCATTGAGTACGATCCAATGCCTTGTCACGCCAGACTCGTTCTGTGGCATCGGTGGTTTGCCCAGCCAATATCACCCGTTCCGGACGCCCTTTAGAGTTCAATGTAAGAACTGTTCCCGCAGGCGCATTAGAGACCAGCGCGCAATACTCGCCTTCGCTCAACTCAAATGCATCATCGGGAATATTCGTACCGTGTAGATCGGAATGATAAAAGCCAGAAGTTGTCGGAGAAAAATAGTACATATTCAATACCCTATTGCGATTACGCGAGCGGAAATCGAACCTGTCGGATAATCAGGGCAGCGAACATTGATGCCCACCTGCCGACTTATCGACGCATTATTCCAGACCAGCAGAGTTGCAGTTGAAGTGCCCTCATGGGTAGCGACTGCGAGAAATAGTGCGTTGGGGAAAGCCAATGGCCATAGATTTATATCGCCATAATTGCTATTGCCCGCCTGGCTGGCACTGCCATTAATCCATTGGATGATCATCCCACCCATCCACGAAGGAAAAACAACATATCCTGATGCCCCTAACCTCACCATAAATCCAAGCCTGAGCTTTTTAGGGGTCACAATAGATGTATCGCTGGCACCAGCGTTGACCTCTGCCTGAGAGGCGATTTTTGCAGTTCCTACCAAGGATTCTGTCGCCTGTTGCACCTTTTTCGCGATGGATTGAAAAACTCTTAACGGCGTCATCAATCTGGTAGTGCTGGTGCCGGATTCAGCTTCGTCCTGACCGGCTAGACTATCGCTTTGCTTCCTAGATATAAGCGTATCAATTGCCGCTCTTAGTTGAGTGTTATCACTTTCATCGGCGGCGGCTCCTGATCCTTTGATGACTTCAAGAATTTCCTGTGTAACGGCATTTCCCCAACTTGCCGGAATTAAAGAACCCGGCGTTCCGGTAAGCGGGTTTTCATCGACAAACTTGCCATTCACCAGACCGGCGCTGGGGATATTTTTCGGGTAATCCATCAATTTTCTCCATGATTGAAAACTTAAAACAGGCCTCAGCCATGAACGCCAACCATCCATTCCGGCGCTGAAGGACGGAAGGAAACTGCCGGAAAACGACTTGAATCAGGCCAGTCCCGCAGCGCCTGACGGTATTCCAGCAACTCCAGATACTGCGCGGCCTTAAGCGTCGTCCCGCGCCCCAATTCCTGCTCGTCTCGATGTCGCGTCACCCACCATTCCGTGGCCGACAGGCTGGACTGGCGCCAAGCGCGCGCTGCCACCAAAGGCTCTTGCTCCTCGGCGACGATTTCAGGGGTAACGACCGGACTGATCGTTACAGGCAGCGGCGCAATCTCCTGGCGCAGTTCGCCGATGGGTGCACCGATTTCAATCTGCATGCCGTCCGGCACCGGCACCATTGCCTCGACGAAAGCGGGAGCAAACAGTTGGGTGATCGCGTAGTCACCGGTATCGATCACCTCGACCGCGACACCGTTTTCCACTCGTGCATAACGGGCCATTATTCGTACTCCCAGATTTCACAGAAGGCGTTGCCGCCAGCACCACTGACGACCGAAGCCGAAGCATTGACCGAGCATGAGCCGCTGCCACCCGAGCCACGGATGCCGGCGATGCCGTTGCCGTTCACGCCCACCAATGGGGCACCACCGTCAAACGGACTAGGGCCGCCGCCGCCGCAAAGCACACCCCAATTGGCGTTGTACATCGCATAAGTACCGGGGATACCCCGCGCACTGCAGAGGTTGCCCCCCGTCATCACTTGGCCTCCCGCGCCGCCCTGCACAAAGCCGGACGCACCCGCACCGGTCGGGACAGAAATCATCTGCCCGCCCATACCGCCGGAAACACTCAGGTAAGAACCAAAGGAAGCACCACCGCCCGCTTGGCCAGCCGCGTTGCGGGCAGCACCACCGGCTCCCAGCGAAACAGGCACACCAGCGAGCATTTCCGGCGTGACGTCATACAGGCTCTCGCCATAAGCGCCCGCTCCGCCACCGCCACCGATGCCTTGATACGGTGCAGCAATGGGCCCACACCCCCCACCCGAACCACCCGCCCCCACCAGCCGCACGCGAATCCGTTTGGCCCTGGGATTGGGCTTGTAAACCGTGATCCCGACCGTCTCGATCTGCCGGACCGCCAGCAACCGTCCCACCGCATCGGTGATGCCGTAACCGGCCAACGTGGTCGGGGTGTTTTTCAGTTTGGTGAAATCGACCAGTGCACCGATGGCCGTTGCCAACTGGTCGGTTCTGGCTTCATCGGGCGTCAGCCCGGCCGCCTTGATCGCGTTGAGAATTTCCTGCGTAACGCTGTTGCCCCAGGCGGCGGGGATCAACGAGCCGGGCGAACCGGCGATCGGGTTTTCATCGACGAAGCCGCCGTTGACCAGGCCAACGCCGGGAATACTTTTTGGATAATCCACGTCAGAACCTTTCAGTTTTTTACAGACAGCCGAACGCCGACAGCACAAGGCCGTCTGCAAAGTTTTCAGTGAAATGGCGAGTTATAGCGCTGGCGAAACAACGCTCTGGGCGGGCGCCGTCGGCCATTCGATGGTTGCCGGGTAACCCGGTTGCAGTTCGATCCGAGCCAGGTTCAGTGCATATCGTTTCCAGGCTTGCAACGCGCCCAGTTGATCGCTGCTCGCCTCGCCCAACTCGTACGCGTATTGCAGTGGCGCGACCCGAATCACGACTTCACGCAGGCGATTATCGCGGTCGATATCCGCCTGGGCAGCCTGACCTGCACGTTCGGCATCAACGTCCAGCACCCAGTCATCGTCCGTCCAGACGTAATAGGAATTGGGGCGAGGCTTGATGGTCAGGTAGTCAGGCAGCGGGCCAAACTCAGTCCAGTAAAATGGATTGCCGTTGTCTTTGCGATACACCAGGCGGTTGCGCAAATCGATCAGTTGCACCGCTTGCGCATCGCGCCATACCCATGCATAACCGGGCTGCAGGTCGGCCAAGAGTTCCGGGAGCTCGATCGCATTGCCTGGGAGTTGAACACCTATTCCAGGAATAACCATGGGTTCGAACGGACCGGTGATTTGCTTGGTCATTTCATTTACGTAGTAGTAAGGCATCATTCACGTCCTTTTGCTGTTGAAGGTGTCGGAAACCCCGGCATCAGATGAGTTTTATTCGGGCTGGATAAGCAACGTTTCGCGGCCGGGTCATGCCCCAGTAGCCACTGACCAGATTTTCGGCAAACGCCGCACTGGACCAATAGGAGAGACCGGCGAACGATGTCGGGTCGACGCCAACCGTCGCAATATCGCCAATCCCCTGAACCGCTGGGGCACTGCCGTTATCCCCGGTGATGTTGGTGCCGTTCTGCCAGGAACCGGCGACCCGCGCCGTATCGATGTTGCGTTGCTCATCGAGCACCCGGATAAATTCGCCACGGACCTCCGGGCCCCGGAATGTCTTGATGCCGTCACCGCTGCTCCAGCCGCCGGCACGCGCAGCTTCTGCCCGCAACATGCCGGACTGAACGGCGTGGTCCCACAGCCAAGGCCATTCGGAGCGCAACATTTCTCTGCCATCGAGCGCGCCATAACCACCGGGATTGGCGACCGTCGAGGTTTCAAAGACGATCCTGCCCAAAGGCGTTGCGTCAAACCGTCCGACCGGCCACCAGTTGCCCGTGCCGTCACAGCGCAGGTGCCACCAGTCACCCGCCCCGATCAACGCCAGAAACGGATAGCCATTGACCGACAAGTGCGTGTGAAACCTGATCCGGTCATTGCCGGAGGCCTGCACAACCAGGCGCTTGCTACTGTTGTCGACACGGCGAACGATGAAGTCGCGAATACCGGACAATGTACTGACCGCCGGCAAATTGACCGTGGTATCCGCTGCACTGGCGTTGATCAGCACCAGGCCGGCCTCCTCCGGTGCCAGCACTTTTGAAGTCGAGACTTCAGTGATCCGCGATGACATCGGGCTGGCCAGACTCAGCAGTTTTTGCAACGCTGACAGCAATTGATTGTTAGTCCCTTCAGCCGGGGTTATTCCAGCCGCCTTGATCACGGACAACAGCTCTTCGGTTACGCCATTGCCCCACACCGCCGGAATCAGCGACCCTGGCGTTCCCGCCACCGGGTTTTCATCGACGAAGCGGCCATCGACCAGACCGACGCTGGGGACGCTTTTTGGATAATCCATAGGTCTTTCGTTCCTCTGAAATAACAAATGAACCGCGTCGGGGCGATCGCTGGTGCGAGCCTGCGGCGGTCTGTTTTCTGAAAATAAAAAAGCCCACGGTGAAGTGGGCTTGGGCGAAGCAGAAGGAAGGATTTGCGCCTAGACGTTTTGGCTGTCGAGCAGTTCGCGAATCGCCACCAACGCCTCATCGCCAGCACTGCGCGCCAGATCGAGGTTGCCTTTGGTGGCGTGCGCACGGATCTGATTTTTGGCCTTCAGGCGCAAGGTGCGCAGGGTCAGCAAGTGATCGGTGAGCTGATCGGCCTTGCTCAGGATCTGCTCGGCTGCCTGTTTGGCAGTACGGCCTTTGACTACCCACGCCGCAACAGACAGCGGCACCTCTTTTTTCGGGTAACCGGCGTCCTGATAGGCTTGGGCGTCGGCGGCAGCCTGGGCGTATTCGATGGCTTTGAGCGGATCACCGGCCAAAACGGCGCGAGCACTGTCGGCCGCCGCGTCGACCTTGGAACACAGCTGCTCGGCTTCCTGCAGTTGCAGTTCGGCGACTCTGGATGCGTTCACCTGCCATTTTTCTCCATCCCAGTCATGGGCACTGGACGGCTGGGCCGGGCGCAAGCCTTCCTCGAACTGATGCAGTTCTTGAATGATGATCATCGGATCAACTCCCATGAAAAGTTCACGTTCACCGCAGCAGAGAAATTAACCGCGATGCCATTGGCGTAATCGGCCGGACCAACACTTTTGAGCCCCATGCTGAACAGCAATTCGTCACTGGCGGCATTGCCTGCGCCCCACGTGTGTTCGGCCTGGTACGCCTGCCACAGCGAGCGCAACTCGTTATGGTCAAAGCTGGCGGTCAAGGTCGAAACCGTTGTATCGCTGACCACGTTGCTGGAGAAAATCAGCACCGAGGAGCCTGGATTTGCCCAGCCATCCCAGTTGCTGGAAGTGCCTACGGTCGGATTCAGGTAGCAGTAGTTGCCCCCCAGCCAACCCGTCGGCGCAAAGTTCACGCTGGTAATACCGGTCGGATGCGGCGTGGGGTTACCCACCACCAATCTCGCCGCTCGGGCATGCGGATCAAGTGGCAGATAAACCACCCCATTGCCATTGACCGTCTGCGTCCAGGACAAGCGACTACGGTTGTAGATCGCTCTGACAGTGGGAATCGAACCCGGTCCTGCCGTGACGACCCACGCCAGGCAGATATCCAGGGGTGTCGACTGAAAACCACCGCCCGCCGCACCATTGACCGTGCCCTTCAAACCTTCCGGAGTAGCGTCATAGATCGTGCCGCGCTGCATGTAAAAGGTCAGCACGCCGCCGATCACTTGCGCCCGCAGAAAGTAACCGGTGCTTGGCAGCAAATCGGCGCTGCTCCATACCGCCGTAGTAAATGTGCGCGAACGCCCCAACTGCCCGGCGACTACTTCCTGGCCGAGGCTGATCAGCACGCCGGCCGGAATCGAAACCCGCCCGCCACTGGTGGCAACCGCTGCTGGCGTGATCGCCAGACGACCATCCGGCGTTGCGACCGTGGCAGCCGGCAAAGACCCGATCGGCAACGCCGAATCCAGATTCCAGCCCTTGGCCGAAACGCTCTGGATCGCCTGCAACAGCTGATCGTATTTCTTTTCGTCCGGGGTCAGATCCCCGGCCTTGATCACGTTGAGAATTTCCTGCGTGACCCCGTTGCCCCAGTCCGCGGGGATCAGCGATCCCGGCGTGCCAGTCAACGGGTTTTCATCAACAAACTTCCCATTCACCAATCCGGCGCTGGGCACACTGTTCGGATAATCCACGAAGGGACCTCCCGCTAATTAGAGTGATGGTTTACAAGAATCTATTTCAGGCTTCGGGCCAGAAAGGATCTCAGGCGGGCAGATCGGGCCAGACCACGTCGTGTGGATAACCCGGTTGCTTGTCGATCTTGTTCAGAGCCAGTTTGTAGGTGGCAAATGCCTTGAATCGCTGCATATCGTCTGCCTCAAGCAACCCCGCGATATAGGCGTCCGCCATGCCGACGGTTTGCTGATCGGCCTCAGCCAACAGCTCATCGCGGCGAGCGAGGGCGGCCGCGCGCCGCTCGCCATCAATCATCTGCGAAGTGTTCGGCAGCGCATGCTTGGTGACCTTGCCATCGGTGTATCGCCAGATGCCGTCGCGCTCCTCAATCGTGCGCAGGAACAGTTCTTCGGAGATCTCCACCGCGCTGACAGGGATCTGCAGGTGGATGGCCGAGTCGTAGCGCCCAAGAAGTTCGCCCTGAGCATCGAAATCAATGTATTTCATCGTGTTCACCTTTCAAAAGCCCATGGCGAACCAGTTCCAGCCGCCGGGATCGACATTGGAAAAGCGCTGGAATTGGCTGAGCGAGAGTCTGTAAAAAGAAAAACGCAGATCCGCGAATGCCGGTGAGATATCGCTACCGGACAGAAAAAGCACAGAGTTCGGAAAAGCAATCGGATAGGTGATGGTTTCACTCAGCGCACCACCGGTGGCGAGGCCCCATTGCAGGATCAGGCCACTGGGCAAGCGCTGATATCCACCCGAAGTACCCAACGAAGCGGTGAACGCAGGCGAATACTTAAGTGCTCCATCACCGCCGTCCAATCCCCACCCACCGCCCAGCAACAGCCGGCGGAAGGTCATGTAACTGCCGGCGGCAAAAGACAAGGAAGCTCCCGCCGGTCCATTGGTCGCACCCAGGCTTTCACCGCTTTTGACTTTCACGGTCAAACCACCAGGTCCAGCGACGAGAGACACCAATCCACCTGGGGGAACACTCGACCATTCCGGCAGTGTTGCGGTGCTCGCTCCAGTGAAGATCGAGAGCTTGCCAACATCAGCAACCGTCAACGCCACATCCCCGACATAGTTGGTCTGCCCTGCCAGACTGCCCAGCGCTCGCTGAACGAATTCGGTCGTCGCCACCTTCTGACTGGCATCGAACTGCGGCGGCGTTTCGTACAGTTTCTTGCCGCGCAACGCCTCAAGCAATTGCGTGTTGAGTCCCTCGGTGGGTTCGATACCGGCAGCCTTGATAACCGTCAAAACCTCTTCGGTCAGAGCGTTGCCCCACTCCGCAGGAATCAACGACCCGGGGGTTCCGGTGATCGGGTTTTCATCGACAAAACGGCTGTTGACCAGGCCGACACCGGGCATGCTTTTCGGATAATCCATCCCCTCATTCCTCCCTAGTCATAATTGATATGCACCTTGGTATGCGCCGGCGCACTGCGGTGGATCAGGCACTCCAGTGCCGAGCCCGGGTTGACGCCGAAGCGTTCGCCCCAGTAGCTCGCGCCGTAGCGCCGACCGAGCAGCAGGCGGCCGCCGGTGTTGAGCGTCCACATGAATTGCGCTTCCCAGGTGCCCCAGTGCGCCACGCCGAAACGCGAGCGGCCCATGCGGGGGGCTTCGTGTTCGGTGATGCTGGCGTTGGGGTAGCCCTGGCTTTTGGCGATGTCGAGGTAGTAGCCGATCGCCTGGCTGCCCACCGCGAGCAAACGCCGGCGCACCGCGAGGCGGCGGTCGTCGAACAGCGGCGTGGTGCCCAGGCACGGGTCGGGCAGTTCCATCACCCGCTCCCAGTCCGGCACCAGTTCGCTGACGCCGGCCGGGTCCATCTCGTTCAGCAGGTCAGCGGCGCGGGCGTCGAGGCGCGCCAGTTCGACGGCGACGCCTTGCAGCACATCCTCGAGCTCCGGAACGCGCTCCGGATCCCACGCCGGGCCGCTCGGCAGCAACGCGCGCAGCTGCGCCTGGTATTGCGCGGCGGTTCTTATGCCCCCCATACGCAACCTCCGAAGGTGAGCAGTTCGCTTTTCCCGGCAGGCACGTCAGCGGCCGGCGCGGTCAGCGTGTGGTCGTACTCACCGCCGGCGCTGCTGATGGCTTCGCGGATATGGCTGATCAGCAACGGCACGCCCAGATCGGCCTCGCGGTTGTGCAAGTCGCGCAATTGCGCTTCGACGGCGGCGCGCACGGCGCTGGTGTCCGGATTGACGCTCTTGAAGCGATACACCACCGGCACCTGAATCGGCCGCTGCACGTGCACTTCCGCGGTCACCGGACGCAGCGGTTCGATGTAGTCCTGAACCTCTGCCAATTGCTCATCGTTGGGCACCGGTTGCGGGTCTTCATCACGCATGATGAACACCGTCACCGTGCCCGGCCCGAGCAGACCGCCACGGCACCACGCGCGGGTCACGCCCGGCACTTCCAGCGCCCAGGTCTCGTAGTCGCTGGCCGAGCCACCGTGGGGAATCACGCGATAGGAACGGATCACCCGAGAGCGCAGCGACTCCAGACTTTCCCGCGCTACGCCGCCGCTGAGGCCCGGCGCCAGCACCACGAAACTGTTACCGACAACGCCGGCAATCGGCTGCACCGGCGTCAACGCCAGACCGGCATCGGCATTGCCCAGGCTGCCGGCATCCAGCGCCGCGATCGTGGTGGTGTTGCTGCCGTTAGTCGTTGTGCGGGCGGAGGTGACTTTGTATGTCCGGCCATCGCTCGCTTGCAGCAGCGTGTCGACATCCAGCACCGCACCGGCAGTCGCGGTAAAACTGACGCTGCCGGTGGCGACTTGCGCCGGTTTGCGTGGCTGGTTCAGACGCAGGGCGGCGATGCGTTCAAGGGTCGATTCGTCGGCCTTGTCCGGCAGAATCTGTTCGGCAATCCAGTCGAGATAACCGTACAGGCCATAAGCGGCGCCGCCGAGAGTACGGGCCAGCACTTGCGCATCGGACTGGCGCAGCGAATCGCGGGCCAGGTCGCTTTGGGTGCGCTTGATCAGCACCGGCAGCGAAGGGGTTTCAAACGGCATAGATCACCTGCCAACTGTTATCGGGGTTGATGTCCAGACGTTCGCCATCGGCCAGGGTCAGGACCGTGCGCAGGTTCAGGCGCTGGGCGTCGAGGCGTTCGCTGATGATGTCGATGGCGCTGCAGTGGCCGTCGTCGATCAGCCATTGCAAGGCTTCGCGGGCATAGAATTCGGCGTCCATCTGGGTCTGTCGGGTCAGCTTGACCCGGCGCAACAGCCACAGCCGCGAGCCGATGCGGTCGTCGGCGACGGTGGGAAAGGTGTCGCCCCACCAACCGAAGCGTTCCTCGTCGTCGAGGGCGTCGTCATCGGCGGCGCGCCGCCAGGTGAACAGGCTGATGAGCACCGCGCGGGTCAGTGCGGCGTGGAGGTTCTGGCTGATAAACATCACTTGCCTCCTGCCGGCACACCGGTCTGGCCGCTACCGGCCTGCACGCCGACGTGCACGTGTTTGATCTGGCTGATGCCGCCGGCGAGCTGATCGCCGGTAGAGACGATCTTGCCGGTCTGGTTGATCACCGGCGTGTCGAAGTTCACCGCGCTGCTGGCGCGGATGTTCAGCGTGGCGGTTTCGATGTCGATGATCCGCCCGCGCTTGAAATGAATTTTGTCGCCCTCGTCGGTGTAGATCGCCACTTCGCCAGCGGCCAGCGACTGCAGGCGATAACGGCGGTCGGCGACCACCAAGGCGATGGCGTGGGAGCGATCGCCACCGAGAAAGGTGACGATGCCCTCGGCGCCGGCCAGCGGGTTGCTGGTGAAACCGTAGGGTTCGAAATGCTCCATGTCGTCGTTCACCTCGCCGGCGGTGAGGCGCATTTGCAGCGATTGCAGCTTGGATGCCGAATTGGCGAGCACGACAGTGCCGCGCGCCAGCAGGCGTGTCAGTAGGCTCATGGGGTGTCCTTGAAAAAAGTGGCCCGAATGGGATCAGTGTGGGAGCGAGCCTGCTCGCGAAAGCGGTGGGTCAGGCACTGTGATGTTGAGGCTGGCGACGCTTTCGCGAGCAGGCTCGCTCCCACAGGGTTCGGAGTCAGGCTCAGGTTTTTTTCGGGGGCATCGGATCCGGATCGAAGGTATGCGGCGGCGCCACTTGCAGGGTGGTCACCGAGCCTTGCGCGGACAGCGAGTACGTCACTTTGGAGATCAGCATGTCACCGTCGAAGCCGAGCACCGGGTCCTTGACCTTGACCAGCGTGTTGTGGCGCCACAGATCGCCGTTGGACTGGCGCCAGCCCTGCACCTGATAAGTAGTGGTCAGCGCCCGGCCCATACGGGTGGCGCTCTCCCACTGGGCGCGTTGCTGGGCCAGCTCGAAGGTCAGTTGCGTGCCCTCGTTGATCACCGTGGTCCGGCGGCGTTTGAAGGACAGGTCGGCCGCGCTGGATTCAACCTCGCTGACCGCCGCCCCGCTCTTCTTGTCCGAACCTTTTTGTTGGCCGATCACCCGGTACTCGGAGAACACCTGGCTGTAGTCCATTGGCGCGTTGGCCGACAGGATGTTTTTGCCCAGTTCCAGCGCATCACTGGCGCGTCCACCGCTGCCGGGTTTGGCCAGCACCAGCCGGCCCTGCTCGTCATCGGTGGAAAACACCCGCAACAACGAGAGCAGACGGTCGATCGACTGAAACACCGTTTCACCCGGCACGATCGTGTGCCGGGTCAGGCGCGTTGTCTCGGGGATCTCATTGACCACCGATTGCGAGTACTCCTGCACCAGCGCCAGGACGATGCTCGACAGCGGTTGATCATGCCATTGATTCGGCCGGTTGGTGGCCGCGCAATCGACCAGATCCTGAGTCTTGGAACTGCCCTCGATGCTCAGGCTGATCTGTCGTCCGTCATAGCTGATCGGTGCCTTGAACACGTAGCCGGTGAGCACCAGATCGTTGCCGATTTTCACTTCGCACGGGTCGCCGGGCTTGATCGGTTTGTCCACCGTCTGCCCCGGCCATTGCCAGGTGATGTCGAGTTTGAAGGTGCGGAACTGGCGCTCCAGGTCAGCGGTGATTTCCACGCTTTTCCAGCCGCCGTATTCCATGTTGTCGACGGTCAGCGTGACGCGGTTATCCATCTCGCTCATGGCTTACTCCCCCGACACTTTCACATCGTTGGGTGAGAACCCCGGATGGTTCATCGCATTTCGCTGAACCACTTCGGTCACCCGTGTCGCATCGCCAAATTGCTTGTAGGCCACGACCAGCGCCGGAAAGCTTTCCTGGAACGACTTGCTGACCTGCCGCACACCGGACGACGCCACGGCTTTGAGATGCGCAATCAGCGCCTCTTTCACATCGCTGATGGCCTGGTAGTGCGCAGGATCGGCCTTGTCCAGCATCGGATTGATCGCCACTGCCACGGCGTCACGCAATGCCTGCATGTCGTCACTGACCGGGACTTCCTGGCGGGTCACCGGGCTTGTCGCCTGCTGCCCGACCGTGGTTGTCGACTGCAGTTTCACCGGCGTGGTCGCCACTGGCATCGACGCCACCCACTGCGCGACTTTGACCAGTATCGTGTCCTGTACCAGATCGGCCATGGCTTGCGCCGCGGCGTTGGTGTCCTTGCCGGTGGTGATCTTCGGCGCGTCAGCCTTGCGGATGGCTTCGAGTTGTTGGGACACGTCGGCAATCACGCCACGGTAGCCCTCCTTCGCGAACTCCTTGAGCTCCTTGATATCGCCGAGCAAACCCTTGAACTCCGCCGCTACTTCCTTGGGCAATTCCTTGACGGCTTTGACCAGTTCAGTGATTTGCTTGTACTGCTCGATCAGCGGTTTGAGCTGCTCTTTGATCACCTCATAGACCCCGGTCAGGCTGTTGCGCAGATTGGCGATGCCGATCCGCGCGGCCTTGATCAACGTCATCGCCTGCTCGAAGCGCGCCACCGCAGAACCCAACAAAGTGTCAGCCTTGGCCAACAGGACTTTTTGCGTACTGACGGTGGCGGTCGGGAACGGCAACGGCCGGTCGGGGTAGAACTTCAGATTGAACGTCACCAGCCCGCCGTCCTGGCGGGTGTGGGTCATGTCGCATTCGCCGACCTTGACTTGCAGGCGTCCCAGCCACGGGTGCACCAGCTCGCCACTGCCCTGCTCCAGCGCCTTGAGCAGCTTGTCGCGCTGCTCCAGGCAGTCGGCACCGATGATGAACGCCGTCAGATCGTGGGTCTTGGCCTGCTGGCCCAGATCCTCGAAATACGGCAGGTCGCGTTGCGGGTATTCGTGCAACTGACCTTTGCGACCGACCGGGGTTTTCGCCTGATCGATCCAGAACCCGACACCGCGAAACGATGCCGGCAACAAACGGTCACGCCAGTTCATTGGAACCTCCTGCCGACAGCGAGCGATAGCCGATGCGCGAAGACAGCGCCAGCCCGGGTTGATTGGTTTGCGGTTGATCGGTACGCAGCCCTGCCGGCGCATTTTCGAAGCGCACGGTCAGGCCGCCTTCGAGTTGCGTACGGTTGTTGGCGGCGGTTTGCTGGATCAGGGCACTGGACGTCTGCGTCAGCGAACTGGAGGATTGCGTCAGAGAGCTCGAGGATTGCGTCAGTGTCCCCGCCGACAAAGAGGTTTTGGATGTGGCATCCATGTTCGAGCCAAGGAATTGCGGCGCCCATTCACCTTTGCCTTCGGCATTGGTTTTTTCCTGTGAGCGGGTGAGCACATCGACCTTGGCCGATGCTTCGGCCGCGAGTTCCCCCAGCCCTCCGTTGAAAAAATCCCTGATCGGCGCCAGCGCTTCGTAAAACGTGTCGCTCCATTTTTTGATCCAGGCGGTCAGGGGGTCCCAGGCCTTGATGAACATCTCCAGCGGCGACCAGCCCAATTGCTCGCGGATAACGGCATACAGCGCAAGAATCGGCAGTTTGATGTAATCCACAAGGTCGCGAAAAAAAGCCGCTACCGGCACCGACACCGCCCTGAGCAAATCCCATATCGATGCAAACAGACCAACCAGTGGCTGCCAGTTCTTCAGAATCAGCGCCTGCGGTGAATACGCAAACAACGTCGCATAGAAATCGATGACCGGCGCCGCCAAAGCTTTGAGTACGTCCCACAGCGCCGCGAAGAAACCACTGACCGGCCCCCAGTTGTTGATCAGCATTCCCATCGGAGTGAAGCCGAACAGCGTCCGGAAAAAGCCAGCCATCGGGATCACCACAGGGGCAATCTGTTGCCACAGTCGGGCAAAAAACGCTGAGATCGGCTTCCAGTTGGCGACGATCAAACCTGCCGCCAATGCAACCCCGGCGGCAAAAAGGCCGATAGGCGAAGCGAGCAACGTGAGCACCGCACTGAAACCCGCAGCCGCCGTTGTCACGACGGTGAACGCTACCGCTGCCGCCGCCAGCCCTTCGACCAGTTGCGGATGATCGGCGACAAATTCACCGACCGAGGTCATGACCGGCACCAGCGCAGTCACCAGGCCATTGACCGCCGGCAACAACGCCTGACCGATCTTCAACGAAATGTCATCGAGCGAAACGTTGAACTTCGCAAGGTTGGTGGACGTTTCGCCCTTCACCACTGGGGGCACCTGCGCCGTTGCAGGTGCCCCCAGTGGTGCGGGAATCAAGGCGTCCTTGCCCAGCGTCGGGGCTTTGATATTTTTGCTTTTGCTCGCCAGTTCGTCCTCGGCCTTGATCGCCTTTTTCAAGCCCTCCTGAAACGGCTTGAGCAAGCCACCGCCCGAGATAAACCCAGATAGATCAAGCGGCTTGATCCCAGTGCTTTCCAGGCTTTTCTTGAACGCCGCGATTTTGCCCCGGACGCCCTTCATCTCGGTCTCCATTTTCTGCAGACCTTGCATGACCACGAGCATGTTGACCGTGGTCTGAACGTTTTGCTGGATCGCGTTTATCTGTGTAATAGCCATCACTGCACCTGCTGCATCGCATTGATCCGTTGCGCGTGCTCCAGCGATTCGCGGAGCACATCCAGTGGCCTGGCCATCATCTGTTCGGGGTCAACCTTCCAGAACCAGGCCAGGTCATAGGCGACTGCGATCAGGTCGGTGATGGCTCCGACGCCGCACTCATGAAAAAACTCGCAACGGCCCAGCTCAGCGCGTTGAGGTCAGCCAGATCGAGCTGGTTGACCGACGACGGTGGAATACCGGCGCACACGGCGATGTATTTGGCCGCCACGTCCATGTCGAGGCTGACTTCTTCGCTCTTGTCGATCTTGTACGGCAGCGCCTTGATCGCTCGCACTTCCTGCACCGTCGGACGGCGCAGGACGAGTTCGGTCAGGGGCTCGCCGTGAGCTTCGATCGCAACCTGAAGCTTCACGGCGCCGCTCATTGCCAGGTCCCCTTGATGCCTTCGAATTTCAGTTCGATGGTAGCGTCATCGCCTTTGGACACCGGCTCTTCGACCAGGTAGGCACCGGCCAGCACGTAGACTTTGCCGTTGCTGAATTCGCAGGTGACGGTGATGTCGGTGCCTTCGATCAGCTTCTTCAGCGGGAAGTCGGCGGTGTGCAGCGCGGTCACTTTGAACGACGGCGCGACGTCGGTTTCCTTGTAGAAACCCGGTACGACGGTTTCGCGTTTGACGGCCATCAGCGGGGCTTCGCAGCCGCCGTTGATAGTCAGTTGTGCACCGTCGACTTTGACGTAGCAGGTGCCTGCAATCACTTGACCCATGGTGTTACTCCCTTCAAATAAAAAGCCCACGCGAGGTGGGCTGAATGCTTACGGTCAAACGCGGTTATCAAGCCGCGTCGTCGTACTGCAGACGGAATTGGTTGAGCAGTGCGAACACGCGCAGACCGTTGATGTAATCCGGCGGGAACAGCACGTTCACGCGGCTCGGGTCCTGCACGTCGCGCTCGACGATCAGGTGCTCGGCGAACAGCTCGGCGTTTTCCACGTGACCTTCCAGTTCCAGCTTGGCGTACTGCGCGATCAGCTCACCGCGAATGGTCGCCGGGGTGACGATCGGCTGGCCGGCGCCGAAACGGGTGCCGTCGGAGGCCAGTTTGTGGCGACCGTATTTGCTGGTGATCACGCTTTGCAGACGACGCACGATGAACGCCGACTGGTGCATGGTTTCGCTGTCCAGGTAAGAGTTGTCGGCCTGACCGTAAGCGTTCTTCTGGTAGGTGGTGATCGAACGCTGGATGCGCACGTAACCGCCTTCGTAGTAAGCGGTGGCGATGCCGTAGTTGAGCAGCGACTGACGCTCGGTCAGGGTGAAACGCTCGCTGGCCGGCGCCGGATCAACGCCCGGCAGGCTGCCGCTCTGGGTTGGACGGCTGGCGTCGGCGGAGATGAACACCGCAGTGCGCGCCGCCAGTGCTGCAGCTTGTACCCAGAACGGTTGCGGTACGCCCGGCTCCAGCGCCTGAATGGTCATGTGCTGGTCGTTGCGCGCCTGGCCAGCAGCAACCAGCGTGCCGACGGTGCCACGCTTGGCGCTGTAGACGTGACCGAACAGTTGCTTGGCCCAGGACCAGCGACCGGTGCTGTCATCCATCACCGCTTGCCAGGTGTTGAGGGTCGACAGATCCGACCATGGCAGTGCGATGAACTCGAACGGTTCGTCACCCAGTGCCGCGACGGCAGCGATCTGATCCGGTACGCCGGCGCCGCCAGTCATGGCGGTGATGGCGGTGGTCAGGCCGGCCGGGGTCTCTTCGCCGTTGCTCTTGCC